AACCAACAAGACAAACTTGTGATGTTTAAGAATGGGAGTGAACTACAGTTTATCTCAGAAAACTTCCAAAATGACAAGGACTTGACGCAGTTTGATGGATTGGAAGGTAACTTTTTCTTCCTTGAAGAGGGTCAAGAGCTGCAAGAACGTACTTTTAACAAGGCTATCCTGCGTTGTGGGCGTAATATCATCAGTCCAATGCCGCCCAAACTCATCTTTGTTACTTGTAATCCATCCCAAAATTGGACTAAACAAAGATTCTACAAGCCGTATGTAGAAAGCAATATGCCAGATAAGCATTTTTACTTACCTGCTACGATGGCTGATAATACTTTGCTTCCTGAAGACTACATTGAGAGTTTGAATAATTTGGACGAAATCACCCGTGCAATCTTCGTAGATGGTAATTGGGATGCTGTTGACATTGATCGCCCGTTTGCATATGCCTTTAGCAAGGAAAGAACAGTACGATCTGGTCTTAAGTACAATCCTAATGAAGATTTGTACTTGTCTTTTGACTTTAACGTAGACCCAATCACTTGCATAGCTGCTCAGCACTATGGTGGCAAGATTAGAATACTCAAAGAGTTCAGGCTGCGTAACTCAGACATCTTTGCCCTTTGTGATGCGATTAAAGCTGAATATGGCAATATGCCATTTATCGTAACAGGTGATGCATCCGGTGCAAACCGCTCAGCGATGACTAAAGGGGCTATGAATTACTACATGATTATCAAAGAACAGCTCCAGATCACAAGGAGTTCGTTTAGAGTGCCATCATTCAACCCATCTATCAAAAACTCAAGGGTACTTTTGAACTCACTCTTAGAAAAACACCCTGATTTCTACATTGATGCCAGCTGTCAATTCCTAATCGGAGACTTAATGGCTGTTGAAAGTAACGAATCCGGTGCTATTGATAAGGCAAGAGATGCAACAAAGACTCACTTGCTTGACTGTTTCCGCTACTATTTGTGGTCATTTCATAGTAACTTTGTCAAATATCTAAAACAGCAATGAAATGAATTGGTTTAAGAGGAAACAACAACAAAACGAGAGTGTAAAAGTGGAATCTGTTGTAAAAACAGGCTCTCAAATACCTCTCAGGGTAGTTTTTGAAGATTCAACAGGTAGAAATTGGTATGAATTTGAAAATCCAATGTCTATTCCGGCAAAAAGAGCAATTGCTGCTGAAGTTGCCACCAGGATGCAAGAGATGAACCTTACAAAAGAGGTTTTTCTTGAGTTGATGAACAAGATGAAGGCACATGCCAACGAAGGAAAGATAGTTGACTTGTTTGCCCTGCTAAGTGAGGTTGAGTTTAGAATGAATTTTATCGCAGAAGAAGAAACGCTAATCAACTTAGCTGCGTCTTATTTTGTAATGGATGGAGAAGATGAGACCGATTTTAGCGAGGTTGACAAGGTGAAGAAGGTTAATTACATTAAAGAGAATAAGGAGGCGTTCAATTTTTTTGTCCAAAGGGCGTTCGAGTTCACAACGAATTATTCAGAAATGTCAGAAATAGATATCCAAGAGTATTTGCTTCAGAACGCCCAAAACACGGAAAGGTTAAAGAAACATTTGCTTACCAAGAGATATTAAATTACATCAACGACATCAATCACATGAATCAGTTGATCTGTGATAATCGGGTATCTGAGATGAAAGTGTTAGAATCTTTAAGTGTCGATGAGTATTATATGACTATAAGCACTTATATTCGAATTGCCGAAGAAAGAGCTGAATCAATAGATAAAGCTACATCAAGTGGTGGTGGCGACAACAACAACGCAAAACGAACATCACTAAGAAAATAAGACGATGGCAGTTAAGAATGTCACTTTTCAAGTAACAGCAAATGCATCACAGGCTACACAAGAGCTTGCCAAGGTAACTCGCGGACTTGACCTGATACAAAAAAAGGCAACTATTAAGGTTACCGCTGATACCACACAGGCAGCCGGCAGAATAAGTAATGTCAATAGCGCAATTACGCAATTGAGCAAGAAGGCTGTGTCTCTTAATGTCAATACTAAAGCAGCAACCGCTGAGATTAAAAAGGTTAGCGATGCTTTGACCAAGGCTGAGAAGAAGACAAGCATTAACGTACAGGCTCAAACATCTGCTGCACGATCTGGACTTCAGGCATTATTAGACCAGATCAATAAGCTAAAGAAAAGAGTAGTTATAACTATTGACCTTTCTGCAATAACAAGGGCTTCAAAAGCTATTGATGACTTAAATAAGAAAAAGATACGTCCTCAAACAGGTGGATCTATTCAGGAAATTGGTGGAGTTGGAGGTGCTATTAATAAGGTTTCTCAGGCAGTCGCCAACTCAAGTACTAATTTTGTGCGTCTTCGTAACGTAATTGCTCGTACCGGACTTGCTCTTAGCGGAGTTGCTATTGGTGCTGCTGTTGCGTCCTTGGGTCGTGCGGCTATCAATGCTGCAAAGGACTATGAGGTATTGAAAGTTGCATTTACCACATTCATCGGAAACGCAGGACTCGCTGAAGTAAAGATTAAGGCTTTGCGTGAATTTGCAGCAGAAACCCCATTCACAGTTGATGAAGTATTTAAGGCTTCCAGGACTCTGCTTGGTTATGGTGTTGCAGCAGGAGACTTGATTCCGATTATTAAGCGTCTTGGTGATATTGCCGGTGGAACAGGTGCGCCACTTGAAAGGATCGCACTTGTATTCGGTCAGGTTAGAGCAGCAGGTCGTTTGTATGGACAGGATTTGCTCCAGCTCATTAACGCAGGTTTCAATCCACTTCAGGAGATTTCAAGAACCACAGGTAAGTCTTTTGGTGAGTTGAAGGATGAGATGCGTAAGGGACTTGTAACTTTTGAGCAGGTAAATAATGCATTTATCACAGCAACAAGTGAAGGTGGAAAATTCTTCAACTTGACCAATGCGCTTGCTAATACTACTCAAGGTCGTCTTGCTCGTTTGAGCGAATCATGGAATGAACTTCTTCGCATCATTGGCGATGGTCTTTTGCCTACATTTAATACTTTGGTTCAGGGTACATCAAGAGTTTTGACTTCATTTAAGGAACTTCCTGAAGTTATTGAAAAAAATAGGGTGTCTATTTTGCTTTTGACTGCCGGAACAGCACTTTTTGTTGGTATGAGAACAAAGGCAATTCAAGCTAATTTGCTTTATGAAATTGGATTTAGGAGACTTCTTATCCAAGAGCAAATAGGAAATGCATTAACAAAAGTAAAAACAGCACTTCTTGCTCGAACAGTTGCTGTAACCAATGCAATGACTGTGGCTGAAAAAGCTCAAACCATTGCTAAAAATGCAGCAACAGTTAGTCAAAATGCATTGAATGCAGCTATATCTGCCAATCCAATTGGATTGATAGTTACAGTTTTGGCTCTTGCTACTGCTGCATGGTATGGTTATAAAGATGCAGTTGGTGAGGCTACTGAAGATTGGATTGACCTCAATGATATAGAAGCCAAGACGCAAGCGGAAACTCAGAAAAACTCAAGAGAAAGATTGAGTCAGATTCAAACTGAAATCAATTTCATTAAGCAAACCGCTACAGGTACACAGGAAAGACAAAAAGCTCTTGATGCATTTAATAAGAAGAATAAAACTACTTTAACTGATATTGCTGATGAGGCACAATTTGTAAATCAACTTCAGGCCGCTTATGCCGGATTGAAAGTAGAGGTTGAAAGTCAAGAAAGGGCTAAAGCATTACAAGAAGGTCAAAAGGAATTGTTTGCTCAGACAGACAAGCAAGTTGAAGAATTACAAAAGAAGGCACTTGACATAGGCATAGAAATACCTGTAAGCCTTTTAACTGATCAGTCTGAAATAGAAAGTCAATTCCAAGGAGCAAAAGACTTTTTGTTGGCGGAGCAAACCAGATTGCAAAATGAGATTAATGCCGGTATAGAGCAAAATGCTAAAAACGTACAGACGTTAACTCGTAAAGGAGCTGGAGGTGAGCTAATCACAGAAGTTAAAACAATAGGGCCAATAGTAGACGTTGCTGCACTTGCTGCACAAAAAAAGGCAATAGATGATTTGCTTGGCCCATTAAATGCTTTGAATAAGACTTACTTGGACATAGGTGCTACCAATATCGAGTTATCAAAGCAACCTGTTATTGAACAATTCGATCCGGCAGAACAAGATAGAATTGATGCTGCTCGTAAAAAAGCAACAGAAAGATTAAAGGAGTTTCAAAATGAATATGCTTCACTTCAAGATCGTATCAGAAAGAACAATGAGGAATTGCGCAAGCAGCGTATCGAATTCAACTTTGTTGATGAGAAGGATTTTGAACTTGAAATGGAGAAGTTGAAGCAGATTGACCGGATCAATGAAGAAGCTACCAATCGTGAAATAGACAGAGAAATCGAATCAATCAAAAGAAAAGACTTAACTGAGAGACAGAAAAGCGATTTGATTGGTCAGTTAGAGGTTATCCGCTTCCAGGAACAGGAGAAGAGATCTAAAGAACTTGAAAAACGACTTTATGAGATTGAGCGTGATGGCATTCAGGCAAGACTTAAACTTTACAATGAAGCAGCAAGAATCGATGAGAGCGTGTTGGATGCTAAACTGCAAAGGGAGTTAGACAACCTTGACAAAATCAGAGAAGGTCTTGATGAATTCTATAATGACATATTTGTAGATTATCAGAAGCGAGGAAAGTTTATTACCCTTCCAAGATTGGAGTTTGGCGGTACTGAATTCCAGCTTGAGGATGTTATTCAAGCACCTACTGATGCAATAAACAAATTGCAAGAAGACTTCAATTCTCTTGATACTACCAAGTTTTTAGATAACATAATTTCATTAGAGGATGATTTGAAAAGAGTAAATTCTATAATATCTGAAAATAGTGAACCCGTTAAAAAAACTCAGTATGTTGCATTAGCAAAAGATTTAGAACAACAAATTGCTAATGCCAGAAAAGAATTTTCAGATGTTTATTCTGTTTTACTTAATGATTTTGGTGATTTGTTTTCACAGGGAATCCCATTATCTGAAATAGAGATTCAAGCAAAAAACAAATTGATTGACGATTTCAACCTTAAGTATGGAGAGACTCTTGGATATGTAACTAATGAATTAGAACTTTCCGATGAACTCAGCAAGTCATACAAAAAGCGCGTTAAAGAAGCTAAAGAACTTTATGAGGCACAGAACAAACCACCGAAAAAAGTAAACTTATTTCAGTTTGCTAAGGCTGTACTTGAGGAAGGTGCTGAAGATCCATACATTACCGCTTTAGAGGATTCAGACAGAGAATTTTATAAGATTTTAAATGATCGTCAAAACCAACGAAAGAAAGATTTAAGAGCAGAAAGAGACAGGGCTGTATCTGAGATTGGAATCAATGAAAATAAAAATCTTGTTATTCGAAATCTTGACCGGCAGCTCAATAAAGATTTGGATGCAATTGATCAAGAAACAAACGATAAAAAAGACGAAAGGGCTAAGGATAGTGTTGCAAAGGCAAGAAATCGAAATAAGGAATTAAAGGATATTACTGAGGATGAAAAGAAAGCAAGGTTAGATGCTATTGAAGAACTCAAGGATGCGATCTTTGAGTTGACAAATGCATTTATTGAAGCCCAGATCGCTCAGACCGAAGCATCCATATCTGCACAAGAAAAAAGAATTGAAGCGGCTGAAAGAATTGCTGAAAAAGGTAATGCTACTATTCTTGAGCTGGAAGAGAAAAGATTGGAAGAACTTAATAAGCAAAAAGCTAAATATGTTCGCAAGCAACAGTCTCTCGCTGCAATTGAACTTGTTGCAAACGCTACAATAGCAATTGCTAAAGCAGCAGGAACAGGCCCAGCAGCTCCATTCACTATTGCAGCTACACTTGTGGCATTAGCAGCAGGTCTTGTAAAGGCAAGAGGAATAGCTCAAGCAGCATTAGGTGGATTTGCCGAGGGTGGTTACACGGGTGATGGAGGTAAATTTCAACCTGCCGGAACTGTTCACAAAGGTGAGTTTGTGATAACTGCTGAGAAAACTCGTAAATTTAGACCCTTACTTGAGGCTATCCACACGGGAAGACACCCAGATCTATCAAAAACAGCCAATGAAAAAGTGTTTATGATAAATAATCGCTCTACAGATGAAAGGCTCGAAAGGATTGAAAAGGCAATTGTTGGTCAGCAGGGTCTTCAGCTTTCAATTGATGAAAGAGGAATCAATGGAATTGTTTCTCGTTTGAGTTATAAGGAACAAAGATTAAGAAACAGAGCTAAATGACAGCAGAAGTAACAATATATTTTACAGACCCAACAAATGCTCAAACACTACTCACGGGCAGGATTGATGGCCTTGAAAACTTCTCTATAAGCTATAATGATGACCTAAAGAAGTCATTTTCAAGTGAGCTTGAGTTTTATGACGATGGTTATGCTATTCTCAAGACCTGGCTTTTGGATAACCCTAACTCATTTACCAATGAGATCAAGGTAAGTGTGTATGATAAATGCTGTAGTACACTAATCATTGAGGGTGTTATAAGAGCTACTAATATTGATTGGTGTGAGCCAATATGCTCAATAAAAGCCAACATCGTTGAGGGAAAAGACGCTATTGATTGCCTTAAATCAACTGTTATTTGGGATAGTAATAATCCAAGATTAGCAACCGGATTCATTACAACTGAACAAAAAAGACTTAGGTATTGCGTAGACCTTAGCCCAACAGGTCTTTTGATAATACTTATGGTTTTTTATGGCATATTCAATCTTATTTTGCAAATTTTGAATGCTCTTTATGTTTTTATTGGTGGTCTTATAGCTGGATTAGCATTTCTTGTAAGTCTTGGTACAGTAAATTGGTTTGATGAGCTGAATAATTTTACCGCAGCAATCAATGACTTAAATGATCGACTTGTAATATGCAACTGGTATCATCCAACAGCACTTGTTAGGGATTACATAAAAAATGCTTGTCAAATTTGTGGTCTTAATTTTCAATCATCAATACTTAATGACTCTGGATCTCCCTATTACAACACATTGTTATTTGCCGCTCAAGTAAGAAAAGGTTATAAACCTTCTCAAAGCACGGGACTTCTTATAGGTCAAAATCTTCCTGTTGAAACTATTGAGACATTGATGGAAAATCATTTAAAGCCTCTTTTCAATGGTCAGTATTGGGTAGTTGGCAATAACTTGATTTTTGAACGAAAAGACTTTTTTGATAATCCAAGCAATGTATGGATCGATGCTGAACAACTTTTGAATCAAGGATTAATTGAAAATGATAGAGTTTGTTTTTCGTATCTTGATAAAGAACGACCAGCTTTTGCAAACTATGAATATTCACAGGACTTTGCTGATCCACTTGGTAATTACGCAGCTCAAAGATTTAACAAGATAATTGAATGGAATAATCCATACTCCCCAAATCAATCAGGTAGAAATGAAGTCGTTTTTCAATCATCTCAAGCAAGATTTAGAGGAGATGGAATTGAAAAAGACACTTATGATATCATAGGTACTGATCCTTTTTGGAATTGGTTAGATGCTTTGTTTTCATATTCATTTTCTGAATCAATAGGAATGTTGCTTCTTGGAGACCATGTGTGTTCTAATTACAAGTTTCTGATCTGGGATGAAGAAAGTGGACTTGAAGATTCAAAAGTAAAAGGATTCTACTTTAATAATTTCTTAGATCAGGTAGATGGAACTACTTTTTACGATTATAAAATTGAAGAAGACACCGGAAACTTAGTGCCTTGGTATGTTCCAAGTAGCGACAGATACAATTATCCGTTTGTTTTTAGAAAAGAAAACTCAAATAATCTTTACACTTTATTCCACTACATAGATAACCCAAGAAACAATTGGGTCAAAAAATACCAATTTGAGTTCACCTTCAACTTTAGTTGCACTCAATATGCGAATTTCGCATTTACAAAGACCGTTAGATTGTTTAAAAATGGTCAGATAGTATACGGAAAGGTTAAAGAGCTAAACATTAACTTCGTGAATAGGACAATTTCCGTTCAAGGAGAGGTGTAACTTTGCAAAAAAATAGGATAACATGCCAAGAAGAATAGAATTAGTATCCGGTTTAAATGTTTATGATGGAGGAATTGCACCTCCAATTACAAATAACCTACTTTGTTGTCTTCCTTGCCAAGAAGTCAATGTCGTTTTTGAGAATGTACACAATTCTCCATTAACGATAACCGCTCTCAACATAGATGATGACGTAACACTAACCGCTACGATTACTTCTATAAATGGCAGCGCACCGTCATTTCCTTTTGTTGTTGCCGCTGGTGCTACTTTTAATGTAAAATTTGAAATTTGTAGAGGAACGGGTGCGCCATCGGCATATTGGAAATTCTCGTTTTACACGGCACAGCATGGTAATGAAGACCTTTACTATGTTCCAATGACCTGTGTTACAATTGATGATTTGACATCAATTAGTGGAGTTAACTTTATTGATGTTGTACCAGGCACAACGGTTACGGAAACGGGTTCAGTAACGAACAACACATTAGAAGGATTTACTTATACAATAAGCCTTTGTCCTGGTCTTACCGGAACAAATCTTACGGCAACAGTTCCCGTTGGAGCAACTATAGGATTTACTATTAGTTGGTCGCCAACATCTTATCCCGAAATTATAAGTTGCGTTGGAGGTATTTCAGTTAATGAAAATCCACTTGATTGTAGCACAAAGCTAAGTATAGATGGAAACACCGTTAATTATGATTGTGATGCGGAAGGAGGTATTTGCTGCTTAAATGTA